CAGCAGATCGCCTCGCTGCCCAAGTGGGACGAGCAGGCCAAGCTCCTGGGACCGCTCGCCGACCAGCGCCACCAGCGCGTCGACGGCTTCCTGCGGGCCAGCCTCAACGCCGAGAACTACGCCACCTTCGCCAAGCTGCCGGCGACCGCCGCCACCATCAAGGCGATCGAGGAGCTGATGGAGCTGTCGGGCCATCCCAAGCTCAGCGACGACACCACGGTGGTGCCCAGCGAAACGCTCTCCCGCGACGAGCTGCGCAAGATGCAGAACGACCCGCGCTACACCGGCGAGAGGGGCAAGCAGATCGACCCCAGCTTCGTGGCTCGCGTGCGGGCCGGCTATCGCGCCTTGGCAAAGAACGGTGCGGGGCGCTAGAACAGGGAAAGGCTGCGGCCCCACCAAGCGATGCGAGCGGGTATCTAATTAGATACCTGAGCAACTCGCACTCCCCGCCGACCGGGACAAACCGTCTGCCCGTGTGATCAGCAATCATCCGGACGGAGTCCCCCATGGCAAACCCGACGATCGACGTCGCCTTCGTTGAAGAGTTCGAAGCCGGCGTGCACGAGGCCTATCAGCGCAAGGGCTCGATCTTCCGCGCCTGCTGCCGCAAGCGGAGCGGCGTCAAAAACAAGACGACCTTCCAGAAGTACGGCACCGGCACGGCGACGCAGAAGGCGCGCAATGCCGTGATCCCGCCGATGAACAACGCCCACACCAAGGTCTCGGTCACCGTCGAGGACTGGTATGCCGGCGACTTCATCGACGAGCTCGACGAGCTGCGCATCAACCACGACGAGATGCAGGCCAGCATGAACGCCGGCGCCTATGCGCTGGGCCGCAAGACCGACGACCAGATCATCGCAGCCCTCGCCGCCGGCGCCCTCAACAACGTCGACGACGTGACCAACGGCGCCTCGCTGGCGTGGGCCACCGCGGTCATGGTCAACATGGGCAACGGCGACATCCCCGACGACGGCGACCGCTACGGCATCGTCGGCTGGGAACAGTGGGGCAAGCTGCTGGCCATCCCGCAGTTCTCCAACAGCCAGTACGTCGGCGAGGACGACCTGCCGTTCCAGCGCGGCACCCAGGCCAAGCGCTGGCTCTCCATCATGTGGATGCCGTGGTCGGGCTACGTGCGCGCCACCAACACCACCAACTACATCTTCCACCGCTCGGCGGTCGGCCACGCGATCGGCCAGGACGTCAACAGCACCATCACCTACGAAGGCACCCGTGCCGCCTGGTGGGCGCTCAACAAGATGCAGATGAACGCCGTCGTGATCGACGGGCTGGGCGTCGTGCAGTCGTCCCTGAAGGTCGCCTAAGCGCGGGCAACCCGCAGAAAGAGAGAGATCCTCATGGCACTCATCCGGACCGACATGAACCTCGTCGCCTCGGGCGGCTACGGCAAGGTGTGGACCTACGTCACGGCGGCCGACAACATCGCGGCGGTCAAGGCGGCGGGCTACTTCAACACCATGAACGCCCAGCTCGCAGTCAACGATCGCATCCACGTCAAGGCGACCGATGGCGCCTTCGACGCCGCGGTGCTCACCATCGCCGCCGGCGTGGTGACGATCGTCTCGAGCGCGACCTACGCGTAAGGGGCGGGCGTGAGCTACGACCCGCGCTTCATGGGACTGCACGGCTCGGGCGCCGTCGGCAAGGTGTGGAGCTACTTCCACGCCACCGACGGCAAGACGACCGTGCAGCTGGTGAGCTACTTCCTCTCGATCTACCGCGACCTCACGGTCGGCGATCGCATCCACTGCCACTGCGCCGGTGCGATCTTCGACCTGGTGGTGACCGCAGTGAGCTCGAGCTCGATCACGACCCAGGCCTCGGCCAACTACGCCTGACGAGGGGGCAGCCGGCCGTCCGCTTTCCCATCCCGCGGGCGGCCATCACCTCAGAGAGGGCCATCCTCCCAGTAATCCCTCTCTCTTTTTTCGGAGGCCCCATGAGCCAGATGCCGATGCCGCAGACCGCCGAGGAGGTCGCATCGGCGGCCATGGTGCTGCTCGGCATCCGGCCCATGACGTCGTTCCAGGAGGTCGGCCGCGACGAGGTCTTCGTCGCCTCGGCGCTCTACGAGCTGTCGGTCAGCGAGCTCGCCGAGGCCCATCCCTGGAAGTTCTGCCAGGGCCAGCAGATCCTCGAGAACGACCCGGTGCCGCCGCTCGACCGCTACGAGACGTCGTGGCTGCTGCCGCGCTTTCCCAACGGCGTGCCCTACACGATTCACACGGTGCGGCTCGACGACTATCCGGTGGCCTACGAGATCATGGGCCAGCGCATCTATGCCGAGGTCGGCCTCAACGAGAGCCCGGTCGTCGAGTACACCTACCGCGTCGACGAAGCCTACTGGCCGCCCTCCTTCAAGATGGCGCTGGTCTTCCGCCTGGCCTCAATGCTGGCCAACGCGGTGACGCGCAACGGCAGCCAGATCAAGGCGATGGACGCCGCCTACGAGATCCAGCTCGGCCGCGCCAAGTTCCGCGACGCCAAGTCGGTCACGGTCAAGCGCATGGATCAGTCGCGCTTCCTGCGCAACCGGCGCGTCCTCACCCACAGGTAACCATGCTCCGCACCCTGCAGACCAACTTCACTGGCGGCATGGTCTCGGCCGACGCCCGCGATCGCCTCGACCTCAACGTCTGGAAGAACAGCGTCGAGATCGCCGAGAACGTCCGCATCCACCCGCAGGGCGGCTGCGATCGCCGGCCCGGCCTGTGCCATGTCGACAATTCGGCGGGCAACGGCTGGACGACCAACAACTGGTACCAGATCGAGCCCTTCATCTACTCGAGCGACCAGCAGTACGTCTTCGTCTTCTCGGGCGGCCTGATCACGATCTACATCAAGAGCACGCGGGCCGGCCTGCAGCAGCTGTCGACGCCGTGGCCGTTCGGCGTGATCGTCAACAACGAGCTCTCGATCGTACAGAGCTTCGACACCATGGTGGTGTTCCACAAGGACTACGAGCCTCGCATCATCCGGCGCATGCCGAGCGGCCTGTTCACCATCAGCATCCTGACCTACTCGAACTACAGCGACGGCATCCAGACCGCCGCCCGCCCGCCCTTCCACAACTACACGCCGGGCATCGCCATGTGGACCGATGGCGAGACCAACAGCCCGGTCACCGGCACCATCGGCATCCTGACCAGCGATCCGTTCTTTCAGGGCCAGCACGCCAACACGTGGCTCAACTTCAAAGGCCACCTCATCCTGATCCAAGGGCCGATCAATCCGGGCTACGCCATCGGCATCACAACTTCGGTGATCCCGGAATGGCAGACCCACACGCTCGACTGGCAGGAGCAGGCCTTTTCGGGCGTGCGCGGCTACCCGCGCTGCGGCGTGCGCCACGAGCAGCGCCTGTGGATGGCCGGCGGCCGCGACCTGCCGAGCACGATCTTCGGCAGCACCACCTACGACCCCTTCAACTTCTGGATCGGCGACGGCCAGCCGACCGACGCCATCAAGTATACCGCCGATGCCGACCGGGTCGCCGAGATCAGGCGCATGGTGAGCTACAACCACCTGCAGATCTTCACCGCCGACGGCGAGTTCTATGCGCCGACGCCGCAGAACGGCGCGCTGACCGGCGCCAACATGAGCGTGCAGCAGAGCTCGGGCTACGGCATCGCCAACGCGCCGGCCATCCGCTTCGACCAGACGACGATCTTCATCAGCCGGGCCGCCAACGCGATCCGTGAGTTCACCTACGACGGCATCGCCGGCGCCTACAGCTCGGACGCGCTGACCTTCATGGCCAAGGATCTGTTCGCCAGCGGCGCCTACGACATCACCGCCGCCATGGAAACCGACTTCGCCCAGGAAGCGCTCGGCCTGGTGCAGACCGGCGACGGCGGCATCGCCGTGCTGTCGAAGGTCCGCAAGGAGAATGTCGGCGCCTGGATGCGCTGGCGGACCGACGGCATCATCCGCGGTATCGGCGTGGTGCAGCGCGAGATCTGGGCGATCGTCGACCGCTTCCATCCCGGCGTCGGCTACCTGCGCGGCCTCGAGGTGATGGATCCCAATTTCCGCCTCGACTTCGCCGCCCGCGCCTCGACCGGGGTGGCCAGCAAGTTCTGGCAGTTCCCCTTCCTGGCCAGCCGCATCGTGACCTGCCGCTCGGGCGACCTCGACCTCGGTGAGTTCACCACCGACAGCCAGGGTAACATCACCCTGCCGATCGCCGTCTACGACCTCGAGGCCGGGCTCAACTTCCAGGCCTATGTGAGGCCGCTGGTGCAGGAAGTGCAGCTGCCCGACGGCATCAGCTGGGGCCAGCCCAAGCGCGTCGTGTCGACCACCGCCAGCGTCAGCCAGACGCTCAGCCTGGTGATCGACCACGACGCCATGCCGGTCGACAACGCCCAGCAGGATCCCGGCGCCGCGCCCGACCGCTACACCGGCAAGTTCAAGTCGTGGCGGCTCGGCTGGGGCACCGACGAAGCGCCCTACATCCTCAACCCGCGGCCGCTGCCGTTCTTCCTGCGGGCGCTCTCCACGGAGGTCGAGGTATGAGCTTCCAGATCGCCCTGATGGCCGGCATGGTGGCGATGAGCGCCGCGCAGGCCGCCTCGTCAGCCTCGAAAGGCGCCGACGCCGCCTCGGCGAGCGCCGCCCAGGGCCTCGAGGGCTCGATGGTGCGCGGCGCCCAGGGCCGCGCTGCCGCCGCCGGCACCGGCGTCGAGATCGCCGAGACGCGGTTGTCGACCGCTCAGCAGGAGATCAACCGGCGCATGCAGATCGCCCAGCTCTGGCAGGCCAACGCGATCGACGCGGTCGGTCGAGGTGCTGCGCCCGATGCCCACGATTCGACCTCGGCCATCCAGGCCTACAACGCCCGCCTCGGCGAGGCCGACATCGCCAACATCCGCTTCATGGGCGAGAGCCG